CGTGGTAATAGATCCTGTTGCAGTCCCGCCACCAGAAACATTGAAAGCAATATATGTTTGCGCTCCTGACGCTGAGTTGAAACATTTAATAGTTATTTTTCCTGTTGCTGCCATCACAGCTAACTTTGCGTCTGGGGCAGTTACAACTCCGATTCCTGCATCACCATTGTTATCTATACGTAAACGAATATTTCCGTCCCCATCTGACAGCACTACATTGTTGCTTGCGGTACGGAGGTCTAACCCTGTCACACCATCGTAGCGTCCGATAAACGTATTCTTTTCACCACTAGTCGTATATCGCCCAGCTTGGAAACCCACATATGTATTTTCATCGACTCCTGCACCAGTCGAAGAGGTTCCTGCGAGCACGCCTATAAAAGTGTTACCAACTCCTGAGGTAACTGCCGCTCCCGCATTTACCCCAACCGCAGTGTTGTACGCCGCTGTGGCAGTGGTGAAGTTTTGGTTTTGTAACGTGCCGAAGCCAATAGCGGTAGACTGATTTCCCAAAGTGTCTGAGGTCAAAGCGGCATGACCGACAGCAGTGTTGAAATCAGCATCAGTTAGAGCGTCACCTGCTAGCGCCCCTACGCAGACGTTTTGAATTCCCGTGGTAATCTGCTGACCTGCAAAGTACCCCACCGCCACGTTACTAGATTGTGTAGCCGTGGTGAAGTTTTGTGATCCTAACGCACCCCTGCCTATGGCGGTTGTCCTTGATCCCAAAACATCAGAGGTAAGTGCCAAATAGCCCAACGCTACGTTGTCATCAGCATCCGTTAAAGCGTCACCTGCTTGTGATCCCAAAATTGTGTTCTGTGTTCCCGTGGTGATATGATCGCCTGCACTGTAGCCAACAGCGACGTTGTAACCATTTGTAGCAGTGGTGAAGTTTTGACGAAGCAAGGCGTTCATGCCAACCGCAACAGCACGACTTCCTTGTGTATCTGCACCTAAAGCATCAACCCCTACTACTACATTACTGCCGCCGGTGGTCAGAGTATCGCTTGCTAACCCTCCTACAATAGTGTTGTAAAGCCCCGTAGTGATTTGCTGACCTGCATTGTGTCCAACTGCAACGTTGTAAACATCTGTGGCGGTTGTAGAGTTTTGACTAAGCAAAGCCATACGGCCTACTGCAACCGACTTGCTTCCAAGTGTATCTGCACTCAGAGCTTGGTAGCCTACTGCTACGTTCTCTACAGAGGCAGTTGCAGCATCTCCTGCAAGGCCACCGATGAAGGTGTTCTGGGTTCCAGTTGTGATTACATGGCCCGCTTCAAAGCCCACCGCTGTATTGAAAGTATCTGTGGCGGTAGTAAAATTTTGAACCTCTAAAGCCCCGTAACCAACGGCTGTAGATTTACTACCTAGAACGTCAACGTCTAATGCGCCAAAACCAACAGCGACGTTGAAGTCAGCATCCGTTAGTCCGTCCCCAGCAAAAGAACCCACAAGGACATTTCGAGCACCAGTGGTAATGGACGTTCCTGCGTCAACTCCAACCGCTACATTATGTGATTCTGCTCCAGCGTTTAGTGTCTTGAGCGCCCTATAGCCAACAGCCACGGCATTGCCGTTGCCATCTTCAGTGCTTAACGCCTCATACCCAACCGCCACGTTGTAATTACCCGTAGTCAGAGCATCCCCTGCTAAACCACCGATTAGGGTGTTCTGAACCCCTGTGCTGATTGATTTGCCTGCTTGATGACCTACCGCTACCGAAAACGCATTTGCCCCAGCGTCTTGGGATTCCAATGCCTCGTAACCAATCGCTATATTGCCGCCGTGTGCATCTTCAGTTTTTAGAGCATCCTGCCCGATGGCTATATTGAAATCCCCCGTGCTTATAGCCGTTCCCGCGTCCTTGCCGATTGTGATGTTAGACGTGCCGCCACTCGCAATACTGTTTCCAGCGTTTTCGCCAATACGAATGTTGTCGCTACCTGCCGATGCGGTTAGTAGATCTGCGCCTGTTTCAATTGTGACATTTCCTGCAAAACTTGATGCACCATCGACATCTACAACATCAAGATTAGCGGTGCCATCTACGTCTAAATCGCCTGACACGAAGAACGATGGGACAGACAGATCAGTAAACGCATCGACCATCGCAGCGCCTGATCCAGCACCGTCGCTGTAAATCGCTTTCGTCTGACCATTAAGTATGGTAATCGTGGCACCAGAGCCTTGCTTTATTATGATGCTCTGCGATCCGCTGGTTGCGTTCTCAATAAACCACAACTTGCTGACCGTGTTTGGCCCTATAGTGATGGTGCAAGTGCTATCAAGAGTTCCAGTGTATTTAAGAAACATGCTCCTGCCGGGATCAGTAGACCCATCGGCAATAGTAGTAGTGTGGGTATCAGCATTAGTCGTAATAGCTTCCGTACCAAAAGAAAAAGCCTCAGCTATCAACTCCAAATTTGTATTTGTACTGGTTCCCCAGGTGCCTGCCTCGTCGCCAGTGGCAATCTCTTTCAGGCGCAGATCGTTAACGTAAGTTGCCATCTATCTTCTCCGACTTTTCGCTTTGGGCTTAGGCTTCTTCATCGAAGCAACATGTTTCTTCAAGGTTGCTGCTTGTTTTTTATGAGCCTTAGATGCTTTCTCTAAGCTTTTAACTATTTTCTTAACCTTACGCACCATTAAGCAACCTCTTCCCAGTTTGGAGTTTGACTGTCTGTAACAGCAGTCCAACTCGGTGTCTGACTATCGCTTATACTACTCCAATTCGGGTCTTGGCCATCATTTATGATGCCATAAACAAGGAAGTATCCTATCGCTCCCGTCCCCGAAACACCCGTGACAGATACGTTTGCATCTGCTGCAACGGTAACGTTTCCAACATTTGAGTCACCTTGCACTCCAGTGACAGAAACATTTGCCGTCCCCGTGACCGTAACCGAGCCAACCGATCCAGTCCCAGCATTCCCAGTAACAGAAGCATTCGCATCAGCGGATACAGTAACCGTTCCGACAGATCCAGTGCCTGCCACGCCTGTGACAGATACATCGACACCCGTCCCTTGGACGATGGTGACTGACCCGATTGCCCCTGTGCCAGAAACGCCTGTGACAGAAACATTTGCGTCTGCGCTGACCGTGACTGTTGTGACGGCACCAGTGCCTGCAACACCCGTAACTTCAACAGGTATCGCTTCATTCCAAGCGCCTTGGCCCCAAGTTCCTCTGCCCCAACCTGTAACATTTGCCACACGTTATACTCTACTGATTATGGCGACGATCTTTCTGTTGTTTTAGCCATCTCTGATACTGCTTTTTGTTCATGCGTTTCTGCTGAACCTGCTTGGCCACAACATCCTAAGCAATGCGAATAATCGCGTTAGATGCATCAGCTGCAGGAAACTGAATCGTAAAGTCACCAGAGCTAGACGTTTTGTCTGCGCCAAAATCTAGTGCACAAACAGCTGGATCACCAGAAGCACTGTCATTAAAGATTAGTGCGCCTCGTGCAGTCAGGCTGCTAGAAGAAAACGTTAAATCAGAGAAGTCTGTGATTGCGGTGGTTCCATCATTGCTAGGGTCAACGCGAGTCAGCGATGCACCTTTGGCGGTGTAGCCAGTCCCTGATATCTCATTCGATGTGGTGTATGCCGTGGTGCTTGCGCCCAGAGAGGCAGAGCTTGTGTATAGCGCAAGATTGAACGTGCTTCCGCCTGTATTTTTAAAATTATGAACCGCCTCTAAAAGCTCTTTCTTAAAGGTTGTGCACATTGCTGTTGTTATAGCCATTACAAACTCCTGATTATGTTTGCCATGTCAGCATGGCCCTGTCTTTCTAACTCTGCGATTAAAGTTGTTCTATCGCTTTTGATAGCTTCTTTGATGTAGAACTCTACAGTTTTCTCCACAGACTGCTTGAAAGCTTCTGCTTGTTGAGCAATCAAAGGATGGCAGTTTCCGCCAACGCTAACAATCCTATCTGCCGCAGCCTTTGCCCAAAACTCTGGATCGTGTCCTTTGTCTTGAGTTGTTGATACTAAAACGCTGCCTACCTCAAGAGTAGATGCTTCAAACAAAGACAATCTTAACTCCTGGCAATATCATATCTGTATTCGTCTTTTGCTCCGTAGCCTTCGCCAAGACGCTTGAGCGCAGTCATGGCAAGAACAAATCTTTGTTCATACTGAGCAGCCTCTTCAGGTATCTTCAAGAAGGTAGCTGCCTCAACAAGAGTGCCATACAAGAGTGCGTCGGGAGCATTGTCTGATAGCCAGGTTTTGTCTGTCCCAGACGTAGATGTCAGTGACGCTGGCCGATACTTGTAGTGAAGCTCAAACGAGTAATCAGATGCAGGAGTAGGCGCCAGGATGAACGTGTTGTCATCAAACAAAGCGTAATACTTTGTTTCGCCGGTTGTTGATGCGTTAGGCGTGTAGTCTCTTATAAACGTGACATGCTTAAAAAGCGGATAGGTGTAAACGCTGTTTACAATCAAAGCTAGGCTGTATGTAGCTAAAAAGTCCGATGGTGTTGCAAGGTATTGAAAGCCTGTTGTTGCGTTACCTGTGACATTCTTCCTGAACACAGGTAGCTCTACATTCTTCAATATGCGCTCTTCGGCCTCTTGAATGAAAGTATCAAGCTCAGCTACAAAAGTAGTCTCTGAAGTCTCGCAATAATCTTGAACCGTAGATTTCAGTGTTGCTAATGTAAAACTCATGTTGTCACCACCGTTACTGTCCCAACAGAACCTGTCGCGCCATCTATACTAAACTCAGAGCCTATCGGATCACCCGTAGTAGACATGACTTTGTTGTCATCAATAGTTCTTACGACGCCTGCCCCAGCAACCACATCAGGAGAAAGATTAGGCCTAGGAAATCGCAAAGCCTCTGGATCAGAAACATTGTGAATAGGTTCTAGCTGCGGGTGTTTGGGCTCGTAGCACTCAGGACAAACACGAAAGCCCGTCCACTCTTTCTTGAGTGTTAGGTATTTGTATTGAAAGCCACACCTATCGCATATGGCAATCGCGTACTTGCCAGAAGCAAAAGACATTATGCCAACCTAGATCTAAGACCTGGAGATATCGTCAGAGATGCTCTGCTTTGGTCTTGGTCAGCTGCTCTAGCAAACTCCTCTTCATAGAACCCTTTGAGCATTTGAACCCTATCAGGCGCCCTCTTCAGAGCTATGTAGTATGCCAGTCCTGCTGCTAAACAAGGGAAGAATCGAAACGGCACATCAACAGTGTTTACGCTGGCATCTGCATCTTCAATGCGAACTAATCTGTTGATGATTAACTGATCTGTCGAATTCTCTGATGCTGGCCAGATGTAAAGACGAGGTGTCAGTTGCTTATCAAGAAAGAACTGAGTTGGTCTTGCCTGAGTAGATTTGGTAGGAATGTTGTAATACTCAGACCTACCTATCTGCTCCATGGTGATGTCTGTGGTTGTAGACCCCTCAGTTCTTCTAATGACAACGTCCAAGACATCAATCGTGCTTGTAGACAAATCAATAAACTGGTCACCAGTGGTTAGCGTAGTTGTGCTATTGGTGACAGTCCATTGATTCAAACCTCTGTTTGCCCAATCAGCAAACAAGAGGTTCAAAGATCTTCTTGCAGTTACGCCATCGTAGCCAGTGCGGAACTCAAGGCCACATCTTTCAAATGCTTCCTCGATATATTCCGCAACATCTGGCTCAAAGTCTCTGCTTCCAGAAGTGGCCATTA